TAGATACCTTATGTTACAAAAGAGGCAAGGTCAGATTAACTCATGGCTTGATGCATTGGATGAAAGGACAGGCAGAATACACAGTAGAGTACACACTATGGGAACTGTGACGCACAGGATGAGCAGTAGTAATCCTAACCTACAACAAGTCACTGCTAGTGGCAAAGAGTATGGCTCTGAGATGAGAGCATTGTTTACTGTACCTGAGGACAAGGTGCTAGTAGGTGCTGACCTTAGTGGACTGGAACTAAGATGCCTCGCCCACTACATGAGAGATGAGAACTATACACAAGAGATACTAACAGGTGACATACACACTGCCAATCAGAAGTCAGCCGGACTTGACACAAGAGATAAGGCCAAGACATTTATCTATGCATTCCTCTATGGTGCGGGAGACAAGAAGATAGGTAGTATAGCGGGTGGCGGTATAGAAGAAGGCAAGGTACTTAAGAAAAACTTTCTTGATAATACACCTGCCCTCAAAGTACTCAGAGAAAGAGTAGGCAAGGCATCAGACAAGGGATACCTTAAAGCATTAGATGGCAGACACGTCAGAGTTAGGAGCGAACATGCCTCACTTAACTTTTTACTACAGAGTGCGGGTGCTATAATAAGCAAGAGAGCATGGGTTATTTTTCACTCGCTTGCACTACACTTAGAGTACAGGCAACTGGGTGTTATACATGATGAGATACAACTGGAGTGTAGTCCTGATGATGCAGACGAGATTGGCTCTTTGGTTGTTAAGGCTATGGAGCAGACAACAGATTATTATAAACTAAATTGTCCAATAACTGGGGAGTATAAAATAGGGAGAAGTTGGAATGAAACCCACTAACGAAATTAAAGTGCAATGGAATGAGAATAAAAAGAAAGACAACATCAATCCTGAGCATTACACACAAGGGATAGAGTGCATTGATTATATCACTTCAAAAAACATGAGTTTTCTGGAAGGCAATGTGATAAAATATGTAACTCGTTACAAAATGAAGAATGGATTAGAAGATTTAAAGAAAGCACAATGGTACTTAAATCGGCTAATAGAAATTACAACAAGAGAGGAGTAAGAAAGTGGAAAAGAGTATAAATACTATAATACCCGATGTGTACGAGGTGATGAAGTCAAAGAATTATTCTGGAGACCTAGACACCATAGCTATGCAATGTGGTAGAGAGGTTGAACAAGCAATTAAGAATGCTTTTGAACCTTATGAAGCAAAGACAAACTTGAGAATGTCTAGCATTGGTCGTTGTGAAAGGGCACAGTGGTATACTGTGAAAGGGTACACACCAGAGGAGATAGATGGGAGTGTGTACCTTACCTTTCTACAAGGTCATGTGTTAGAAGCTATGCTTGTGGCTCTGATTAAACTGTCAGGACACTCAGTTACAGAACAACAGAAAAAACATACTGTAGAGGGAGTGGATGGTTCTCAAGATTGCACTATTGATGGAGAACTTGTAGATATTAAGACCGCTAGTGCTTGGTCTTGGGATAACAAGTTTGCCGAGGATGGTATTAAAGATGATGGCTTCGGCTACATCAAGCAACTATCAGCCTATGGCAAAGGAGACAAGAGAAAGCATGGTTACTTCCTTGCTTTGAATAAAAACAAATCAACTCTTAAGCTGTGCAAACAGGAACTTGAACAAGATGTAGATACTTTTATTGTTGACTTAAAAAATAAAATGGCCTCGGATACACCGCCTATGAGAATAGCTAACGCTACTACTATGACTAAGTCAGGAGAGGAGAAGCTATGCATGACCTGTGCATTTTGTGGATTCAAAGAGGACTGTTATGGTAGCTTAGATGCTAGACCTATTCCTTCAGGCAAGATAACTAATTATTTTGTTGACAATAAAGGAGCAAGTTTTTGAAGCTACTACCAGAGTTGAAGGCTTTTATCTCTGCAACTTATGACACCTGTTTAATATGTGATGAGTTAGAGATAGAGCCTGATGAGTTACTTGATGCATTTGAAAGCAAACTCATTGAAAAGAAAGATAGATTCTTAGAGGACTTTGAGGAGACCGAATGGAATACATAGAGATAAGCCTAGCTTTTATGTTATTAGGTGCAGTTGCTATTTACTTTACACACAAGAGAGCATACGACAAAGGAATAACAACAGCAATACTATTACACAGAAATGGCAGATTAAAGTACAAAGATTATTATGACGAGAATGGCGATAAGATGGTTGACATTGAAATCGCACCACTAGAGGATGAAGAATGAACACACTACCGAATGACTACCAAAACTTTATAGCACTAAGCAGATATGCAAGGTGGCTACCTGATAAAAACAGAAGAGAGACATGGCAAGAGACAGTTGCTAGATACTTTGACTTCATGGAAGAACATCTCAAAGAGAACTGTGACCATGAGTTATTACCCAAGACTAGGAAAATATTAGAAGATGCAGTATTAAACCTAGAAGTTATGCCGAGCATGAGAGCATTGATGACCTCAGGCAAGGCACTCAAAGACAACAACATAGCCGGATACAACTGTGCATACCTTAGTGTTGACCATCCCAAAGCATTTGATGAGTGCTTGTATGTACTCATGCATGGAACTGGTGTAGGCTTTAGTGTAGAAAGACAATTCATTTCCAAACTACCAGAAGTACCAGAAGAAATGATTGATGTTGAGGACACAGTAGTGGTACAAGACAGTAAGGAAGGATGGCAGTCTGCGTTTAGAAAACTAATTACTTATTTATACAATGGTGAAATGCCTAAGTGGGATTTCTCTAGGATTAGACCCAAAGGTTCTAGGTTAGCTACCTTTGGCGGTAGAGCAAGTGGTCCTGAACCACTGCTTGATTTATTTAACTTCGCTACTAACCTATTCAAAGAGTCAGTAGGAAGAAAGCTAACAAGTTATGAGTGTCATAGAATGATGTGTAAGATAGCAGAGGTGGTAGTCGTAGGTGGTGTGCGTAGGTCAGCACTTATATCTCTATCGAACTTAACTGATGAGCGTATGCGTAACGCTAAGTCAGGTCAGTGGTGGTCAGACACACCGGAAATGGCACTCAGTAACAATAGCGTATGCTACACAGAAAAGCCAGACATTGGAATCTTCATGAAAGAGTGGACTTCTTTATATGAATCTAAGTCAGGTGAGCGTGGTATCTTTAACAGAGAAGCGGCTATCAAACAGGTAGCATCCATAGGTAGGAGAGATACTGAGCATGACTTTGGTTGTAATCCTTGTAGTGAAATAATCCTGAGAGATGGTCAATTTTGTAACTTAACAGAGGTAGTGATACGAGCAACAGACACACAGAAAGATATGCTCCGTAAGGCAAGATTAGCCACCATACTGGGCACATTTCAGGCAAGTCTTACTAATATTAAGAGACTTAGACCGAAATGGGTTAAAAATACAGAAGAAGAAGCCTTGCTTGGAGTGTCATTAACTGGTATAATGGACAATAGTTTTATGAATGGTAGCAGTGAAGACAGAGGCTACTATGGTAAAAGAAGTTTACCTGACTTTCTCAGTGACCTTAGAAAAGAAACAGTTAAAGTTAATGAGCATTGGTCAGAACTGCTAGGTATCAGTCAAGCAACTGCAACAACAGCGATTAAACCTAGTGGCACAGTCAGTCAATTAGTAGATAGTGCAAGTGGTATACACACTAGGCACAATGACTACTATTTCCGTAGAGTAAGAGCAGACGCTAAAGACCCTATCGCTCAACTCATGGAAGACCAAGGCATACCTTGTGAGGCTGATGTAATGAAACCTAATAGCGTTAAAGTCTTTACCTTCCCAATGAAAGCACCCGAAGGTGCTATACTCAGGAACGACAGGACTGCTATCGAACAGCTAGAACTATGGCTCACTTATCAAAGATATTATTGTGAACATAAGCCTAGTGTGACCGTAAGTGTAAGAGAGCATGAGTGGATGGAAGTAGGTGCGTGGGTATACAAGCACTTTGATGAGGTCAGTGGTGTTAGTTTCCTGCCACACTCTGACCACTCCTACCAACAAGCACCTTATGAAGACTGTACTAAAGCAGAGTACACCAAACTAGCTAAGAAGATGCCTAAGTCAGTAGACTGGGATTTGATTAGCCAGTACGAGTTGACAGATATGACAGTAGGTACTAAATCATTAGCATGTACTGGTAGTGTATGTGAACTTGTTGACTTAGTTGAAGAAGAGAGGGATGTAGAATGATAGAAACAGCATTACTTATCTTAGCACTTCAACTAATCATTATAAAAATGTTAGACTAATAAAGGAGT